AGGCTCAATTGGATACAACATTAATAGCCCCTCGGTTTCTTAGCCCAAGGATTTAATGCAACAGACATGCGTGTGCCGGTGTAGTCCTCAACCCCATGAAGCAAACCGGGAGCAAACGCCACCAGTCGGTTAGTCTTGGGTACAATAGAAATTGAATTAGTCATAAATTTACCGCCATTTAAGGCTTGTATGTCAGCGTAAAAGACGATGCTACAAATTGGCATAGCTATTTCGCCCGTAAGATTTGTCAAGGTTTCGTCCTTGTCAATGTGCCAATTAGGTTTGGTGCCGTGGTGTGCCCACTGTTCCACTCCATTCATGGCGGTTAAATTAAAAACACGGCGCACGTGTGCTAGAATATCAGCCATCGGAGTTGATCCTGTCATACATTCATCCAAACTGCCATCAACCCACTGCATTTTTCGATTGTCGGGAACACTAAAAAAGTCCTGAGTAATCTTAAGGTTGTCTGCATCCAGAACATCATCCATAACTATCAACATTTTGTGTACACCAATGCAAGCGTAAGACGATAGAATGCGGCTATATGAGACTGTGGTCGAATAGTGTGTGGAATCTTGGCATCAAACGCAATTAGTCTGCCGGGTGTGTATGCACTAGCAAACATAATGTTTTTGCCGGCCTCATCAAAAAACAAAGTCTCGCCGTGCCAGCCATCGTGCCATTCTAAGTTGACATAGTAGAGCAGTATTTTATCTTCTGGATGCGAATGTACAAAATTTACATCTGCTGGCGTAGATAGGTTCAGTACGCACTTAGTGAGTGTGTGTCCGATCATTTCATCAGCAGCAGGAGTTTTGTTTAGGCGTTCCACAATCTCAATCTTAGACAAGTCTTCAGCAGAATAAACTGAGTGTAGGAACTGATGTTTTTTGTTTTCAATAATAGAGCCATCTGCCCAGCCGATTTGAAACTTTGAAGCATGTGCAAACGCATACAGATTGTTACGGTACTCCATGTCAAATACGTTGTCATATACGCGCAATTTTCGGCCGTTGTCAACCTCAGCTTCTATAATCATTTGGTTGCGAAGCATTCAAGAACCTCATCATATTTTAGTTTTGCAAAACACAGAGAAAGCAACCGGCGAGCTTTGTTTGGTTTTAAGGTGACCGAGTGTGGAGTATCTGTATCCATCAGCCAAATTTCATTGGTGGCAGCACAAAATTCTTCCTCAAAATCTGATTTCTGAGTTTCTCGGTTCCAATGGTAGAACGTGGTAGTTTCACCGCTCGTTTCAAGGTATATATTAATGCTGGTTTTCTTTCCGTAATCCCTGTGTGCAGGCAGCACAGGGTTAGGTGTATCGATGGCCGGCAACTCCAAAAGCAGAACATATGGATACTCAAGATTCAGCAACTTACTTGGAAGCTGCTCAATAAGGCGTTTCTCATTGCTAACGCTTTTATTTTTTGCACTCCATCCGCTTTCAGCCAGCGCATCGTAGTCTCCTGGCAAGCCCTTGCTATATCGTTGCAATACCGCATAATCTCGAAATGGTGTGATGGTAGCCTCAGCCAGAAAACCCATGTCAATATGATAGTCAAGTTTTGTCGCATGTTTCATTTAAACTCTAATCCATATACATCTGTAACCGCAACCGCGGTGGTACCCGCTGACCTAACTGAAATTTGTCGTGGAGCTACATAGTTCTGCTCATTGATTGTCAGAGTTCCGGAGCAAAGAAACAGAGATGTACCTTCGGGTAACGCAATCGACTGTCCCATCTTCACATCACGTACTTCAATGAGAGGCACGTAGTTTTGGTTAACTTTGGGATCGTAACACCAAGAAACGCTGGGTTCATTGGCTGTACAAGCGTAAACGGCATCTTCATATGTGCCGTTCTTGAACCATCCGGGAATGCACTGGTGAACTACTTCTCCAGTCTGCTTGTCCCGTACAGTCACGCTGCCTTCGGTAAACAATAGTAAGGTTTTACTGTCAGCATAAGTTGTGGTGTCGGATGTGTATCCAGCTTCATATTCGTTCGAGTACAAAATTCGGCCAAAAGCTGCGTGAGGTTTGCGTATCATGTTTACACCATATCAAGAGGAGTTATGAAAGTGGTGGCCAGCTCGGCAACAGTAAATTCGTGCGTCTGGCCGACTAACGATTTAAGCGCAGCGATCCGTTCTGGATCAGCAACAAACCTTTCTCTGGCCTCTTGCTGCTGGGCGTGGTACATTCCTGCTCTAGCCAACTCTTTTTTTAGCTGTGTTATATCAGTTACCTCCGGCCACATGGTCAGTGGTTGAAACGCATATGCTGTATAGGCTTCCGGGTCTTGGTTTGCTGTTGTATCTGAAGCAAACGAGATTAACAACGAGTTGGTATCCTCTTCGTAGCTCTTGATTTTAAATTTAACAATATCCATATTTACTCCAATTTAACGATATTCATATTTACTACAATTTAACCTGCTGGGCCATTCCGCTGGCCAGTTGATGACCATGTAACATTCCAGCCGCCAGTAACATAAAAGCCTGCTGGACCGCCGGCACCACCGGGACGTGGGTTATGACCACCAGTTGCTTGACCGGTCTGGCCAGCCTGACCTTGACCACCACCAGCACCACCAACATGCACTGGGCCCGCATAGTGTGAGCCGGTGCCGCCAGCGCCACCGCCGCCGCTAGTTCCTGGACTGCCGGCATATTCACCGCCGCCGCCTTGACCGGCATTAAATCCTGCGCCGCCGCCGCCACCGCCACCCCAACCATTTGGACCTTTGTGTGGTGTCCAGCCAGCACCGCTACCGCCGCCACCACCGCCACCTGCAATCGTGCCGATGTTTTGAATGACAGTTGGCCGATTTACCCACAGAGCGCCACCGCCGACCGAACCAGCATTGCCGCCACCAGGTTGAACCGCAAATTGAGAAGCTCCACCGTTTCCACCCATACCCTGAATTACACCACTGTTTACAATTGTTATCGTGTCGGCCGGATTAAAGGAGTTTGGAACCAGCATAGCGTATCCGTTTGTTGCTGTAGCACCAACCGTAACACCGCTTGGAACTGTTACGGTGATATCAGAAATTCCGGCAACATATGATCCGCCGCGGTTGTTAAATATATCATAATTGTAGGTCGGTGTTGTTATGTTCAGTGGAATAAGTACACGCCGCCTTGTGCCGTAAAAGTTTCTCACTGAAATTGGGCCGGATGTTGGTATATCTGTAGCGTGTGACCCGACAAAGGCACCACCACGGTAATACTCATCCAAGCCAATCGGATTGGTTCCACCAAATTCCGCTTGAATTTCATCAAATGCTAGTGATGGTCCGTTGGTTGCTGGGTTAAATACTTTAATAGTCATTTTGTTACTTATAAAATGTGATGTACTATTTAGTTATTTAGTCGAATCAATCCCATAGCGCTTGGTAATATTTCCCAAACAGTCTAAACCCGTTACTGTTTCGTTCTTCATGTGCTTTGTATGCATCCCAATCACATTTTCGGTCACCCAACTCCACCATTTGTGAAGTTTTTTCGCCATTGTATTCTATATCAGATTCACGCCATTCAATTTTACTGGTGCCAGACCAATACTTTTCGGACCAATTTTCATCAACTTTACACTCAAAGGCTTGAATCATTTCTCCGAGAACCCAATCCCAACGTTTGAAATGGTTGTCATCTGTACACCATTCATTTTCTTTTGCTGGTGCTTCGGTACTGCGTAGACCGAGGCCTTCTGGCACATCCTCATCATCAACACAAGGAGCACCATGTTTTGTTGCATTTAATTGTTTCAGCATGGGCAAAACAATATACGCTAGTGTACTATCCATTGACCATGTATCGTATTTGTCAATGCGAATATTCACTTTGCGTTTTTTATGACTTTGTACCCATTCACAGGCCTTAGTTAACCAGGTATCTTTACCATCTGTCTCGCCCAGCCAAGCGCCAATTTTAAATCGTTCGTCTTTTGTTAGCCAGAAAAACAATTTATCTGCTATCTGGTAAGGACCAATCCAGTCACGATAAGGACCAATATAAATTTTCATCTTTTATCCCAATAATTTTGTATGTATTTATTTAGGCCGTTAATATAATTTGATTTATCTTTAATAAAAATCTGCGGCACTTCTTCTTCGGTGGCAATAGCTATCACAATTTTATTTATAGTTTTGCCTGTAATTTCTTCAAACATCAAAGCATATGCGGTACATTGCATAAAATAATTTTCAATCTTGTCTTCACTCTTTTCACGGGTAGAAGATTTAAAATCTATAACTGCTAGTTCATTATCCCATTCAGCAATTAAGTCCACGCGACCTGCCATCTTAAGCTGGTGACTATATAACGCTTGTTCAAGGCAATAGATATTATCAACAAATTCATCCAACTTTGGACGCAATTGATTAAACATCATTTTATCCAATGGCATCAGTGACGCCATTTTTTGAGGTAACAATTCACCCAATAAGTAAGTCTCACATAAACTGTGCAATTTAGTACCACGATTTGAAGCACGTGTAGCAATCTTATTTGCTTGTTCGGCACCAACTCGCTGACGCCATTCCATGATGGCTTTCTTATTATAATCTGCCAAAACAGTTGTCACCGATGGATAGATTTCTCCAGTCGGTGTACTGTATCTTCTGCCATCTTCTGTTGTAACAGCCTTCAAGTCAAAATCTAACTCAGGCAATTGTATAAATTTAAATGGCATCAAGCTTTGGTTTTCTTTGTAATTTTTTCAACGTGCTTCTTGACGATTTGTTCGGTCTGCACTTGTTTAATAGTCTTTTGGCCATATCTATCAGCAACAGTGCTGGAAGGATGTGCTTCGGCAACCTTGGATAACACTTCTTTAAAACCATCAGGTACTCGGTTTTGCATTGAATTGGAAACACCAGAAACAATTGCTGGTGCTGTTACAACGGTTTGAATGTGTTTATTCTCATTCAAATAATCTTCACGAGCAGCAATGCTCATAAATGAATCAAAATTTTCACCTGTTTCGGTGTTTAAAAAGCTATACGTTGGCATACCACTCCGGAATATTTCGTTTTTTCCAAGACGCCAAATGCGCCTTGTTCTTTATATAGTAATTTCTATAGGATGCCAAAGAATCACCAACAATTTTCACTTCATCTGGCATCGCAGGTGTTGGTTCGGTAAAACTAACATGTTCTGCGATACCTGAAGGAACAAACCAGAGTTTGTCGAGCAAACCACTGGATTCTACTTTGTGTATTCTTTCATATCGATATGTATACTCTTTGCACAGCTTATCAAGTAACTGAAACAACCACGCATAATTATCGCGTGATTGTCTTACCCAAATTGCTGAAGGATGATTGATATGAGTAGCAACATAGAGCTTAGACTCACGGCCGTCAGGAAGAACATATCTAGTTTGTTTACGACCAGTTTCAGAGAGGCCAACAACGATAGTGCCATCAAGCACACGATGAGCAGTAGAAAGAAGTTGAGCATATTCTAAAATCATCTTTACGCAATGTTTATCGTTATGCATTTCTGCACATTTTATAACATTGCGGTCAAGATAAAAAATATTCATATAAAGCTAGGAAGATTACGTAAACGAAAGAAACATTTATTAAAAACGCAACACATACAAATGCTGCAGAATGAACGTTGTTACGCACATCTTCCATATAATCAAGCAGTCTGTCCGACAGTTTCATCTACCTGAACATCTTCTGATGCGGGTTCAACAATTGCTGGCATTGGTGTAGCACCAGTCTGAGCAACCAATTTGGCTGTAGACGGTTTCTTAACCTTTTGACCAGGAACCCATGTTGACTCAGTGATGCCAATTGACTTCAAATAAGTTTTAACTTCATCAACATTGATTAGTTGATAGCCAACAACTTGGCGACCATCTTTAATCGCACGAACTGCACCATTGGCAATTGTCTTGATGTGCCAAATGTATGTTGACAATCGGTACATATAGATTTCTGAGCCAATCTTGGCATCAATTTCATCTTTGGTAACAGGTTCGCCTGAGACCATCAATGTCAAAAGTTTTTCGAAAGGTTTGAGTTTTACAGTTTTGGACATAATATATTCCTTAGTTTCAATAGTTTAATTATACACTTTGTGGCGAATTTGTCAAGCGGCATCGCCTCATTTGCCGTTAGATTGTTGCCTTTGAGCAACAAAAATCTTTGAACTCAGACCATGTACCAGAAAAAATCTCTACACCTGGATCCGTAATTACCACTTTATTCTTATAAACATGGTATTCATATTCTTGGTCAAAATCGTTATTAGTGACAGCATGAATGTAGAATCCACCAACCGTTTTTTTAAAGTTGGTAATCATTTGAGCTGCAAGACAACTCATGCCGTTAAATTGTATTTCATCAGTATCTGAATAACCTTCAACCAATTTGCCAGAGCATAAAAATTCGGCCAACTCTTGGCCGTGTCCTTCTGGATAACCATCAAATTGGCGATACATATTCACAATAGGTTCATCACCATCATAAACAAAAGTCAAACTACGTGTTCCCATTTTATTAATCCTCAATAGTTATAAGCAGAAAAGTGTGTGGCATCTTCTTTCAAACAGGTAGATTGCCTGCTCGCCGGTGAACGATATCGTGACGAGGGCACATTAGCTCGAGGACCACGGTATCTAATCTTAAAAAATTTATTTTCGTTTGACATTTCACTTCGAAAATATTCCAAAAATTGAATTGGCACTCTGTGATAAAGAGCACGATTGCCAGAATTATAAAATGAATCAAGCATCTTGTTTCTCCACAATTAAATAATCATCTGAATAATTTACTATCCATGTTTTCCAATCTCTACGAGAAATATTATCAATGGGCAAATTATTTTGGTTACAGAATTTCCACGCATCGAGGTAGAAGAAAAATTCTCTTGACATATTAAGCAGCCTTCATCATAAAAGTAGGATATTTCACAAAACCAGAGGTATCTTTTTTCGCCTTACCTTTGGCATACAAACCAACAATAACATTTTTTGGATCCAAAAATCGCAAATCGGAATCATCACCATTGAACACGGTACGACCCAAATAGGTTTCTGGCATCGGTTCGGTTTTCTTTAAACCAAACACAGTAGCAACATTGTAACCTTCTGCAATAGCACGATAAACATCGGCATCATTACCATCAGCGGCAGAGAATGTCAAAGAATAATTAGGAATCATTTTGATTTTACGACCAAGAATCTTGGTATAATCATAAAATGTCACTTCAGGAAAAGCGTAGAAAATATTAGTATAGGTTTGGCCGTTGCGGTTGACCTCATACTTTTCGAAAGCAAGGTCAGAGGTGCCGTTCAAACGAAAAACAGGAGTTAAGCCAAGGCGTTTGCTTTGCTTGATACCTAATTCAATATCTTTAACCAACAAATTCATAAAGGTAATGCGGTCTTCAAAAAACATTTGTGTTTTGCGAATACGTGCTTTTTGAATGACATTGGTAGTTTCGCCTTTTTTGAACATGCCACCACGACCAGCGGTATTCAAACAAGCAGCTGTGCAACCAGTAGTCCGTTTCGGACAGGTTTCATAACCAGACAAATTGGCAGGTGCCAAATGCAAAATATAGGTGTTGTAACCTGCAGCCAATCCTTTAAGGATTTTGGGGTTACCAGTAGAAAGCAATTTCATAACAATGTGTCCTTTATCAACTCAACAGAATCCATTATACAGGTTTCGGTACAATTGTCAAGCGTTTTTCGCCTGTGTTGCATAAAAACAACATTAATACTTAAGTATTAATATCACCAGGAGTACTATTCCCATGATTCCGAACGTCATGGAACGACCCACCAGAGCGCCTAGGAACGCACCCAAGGCGAATATTGAAACGGATGATAGATATATCTCCATATTATCTCCGCATGTTGGCTTGGTCTTTTGCTTCTTGATCCGAGAAAATCGGAACCGCATTAGATTTGTGCAAAGTACCAATACCTTTCATAGCTGAGCCAGTATATACTTTGCCAATGATAGGTTTTGTTGCCATACCCTCACCAGTACTTAGACTAGGATAACGTACAGTTTCCCTGCCAGCTGGCGGTTTTAATTCAGGTAGTACATAAGTATTCATTTTCGTTTTGAGTACTTTTTTATTACCTGATGGTGGCGGCATAGAATTAACATTATCTAACCATGCCTGATATTCAGCCAGTTTTTTGGCTGTTGGTTTTTTACGTTTTGAACGATTGTGTACGAATAACATCATAATGCTATTATAACACTACCGATTTTATTGTGCAAGCCTAGTGTTGTTTTTAGACAACAGTTAACATTTCATCGATTTTCATTCGTCCAGCCCTCTTCAGTGAAAAAGGTTTCTATTTTTTTATCGTTATGCCAGTTTGCACAATAACTATTATCAACATCGCATATCTTCAGAGCTTCTTCTTCAGTCACGACACGGTGTGAAACAATTTGGTCACCAATAAACTCTTGTGAGAATTCTTTAGCTTCATCCATTGTAACGGTATCAAGTGCATACTCTGGATGTTCAGCTGGCGCTTCAACCATATATCGCATACGGAATGTGTGAATGGTTTCAACCATCACCCAAGTCTTCTCTACTTTTTTCTTCAACAACCAGCTACCATCACCACGATCAGTCCATTCTAAATTATCACCGATCTTAAAACCCGATCCATTTAAAATATCTTCATTCAATTCGATATAGCACTCATCGGTACCTTCTACACGATTCACTTCAACAACCCATGATTTATCTGTCATATCAACCTTTTAATAAAATTTGTTTGTTATCTTCTTCTCTCAAGTCTTCTTCAAACTCGGATAACCTATCACGTTTCAATTTTTCTTTGACTTCTTTTAGTTGTTGTAATGACATATTATCATCTCGCAACTTCGCTTCAAGTCTATCAATTTCTTTTTGTAGTTCTGTTTTCAAGCTCATATTCTTCTTCCTGTTTTAAAAGACGATAAGTACTCTTATCGTGGTGTTTATGTTGATTACTATATCTCTCCGATTCTGCATTCTTCCTAAACTTCGTCTTTTTAATTTTCTGAGGTTTATTTCCACCGACAAACATGTTCACCTCGTTGAAAAAATACGATCTGCCACATTAAGCTCAATCAACTCTTGTGGTTGCAACCAAATGTCTGTAGCAGGCAACAATTTTTTCTTAACTTCACGCTCTGTGAGCTGTGTGTTTTCAACCAACAAATTTAACATTCTTTGATTTGTATATTCAGCTTCGATCATTTCAGATTTGATATCATGGAATTTACCTTGAATTTCAGCTGAATATTGGTGACACATACAAGATGTATTCTTAGCAATGTATCTATGACCTTTGTCGCCCGAGGAGAAAATAAGGAAGGCAGCACTCATAACTGAACCGATTCCAATAGTTCTAATCGGCATAACGGACGTCTTCATCAAGTCAATTAATCCAAACGCATCAGTCAAGTTGCCGCCGGTTGAATTGATGTATAGCGTCAGAACCCTATCTTCACTAGCATTTAAATTTTCATATACAATCCATTGCATTGCTCGATTGATATTTCCTTCTTCAATTTCACCGATCAGAAAATGAATGCTGTTGTCCAACAAACGCTGGCTAACCACATCAAACCAACCATCACCATCAAAGTTGTCATCAAGTAAATTTTGCTTCATCGAATTAGATGCTCTCATTTTTGTGCCACTCACTAGCTGTTGTAATAATACTCATTATATCATGTTTAGGTCGGTAATGCAAGACTTTTTCGGCAAGACTAATATCGGCAACCAAAACGGGTGGGTCACCTTGACGCCTAGGCAAAATATCATAGTCAACATATTCGCCTGTAATTTCTGAAACTAAGTTTACCATTTCTAATACCGAAACACCTTGACCTGTACCCAAATTTAAAATTGTAGATTTCTTGCCGGCCTTCAAATAATTAAAAGCATCAAAATGTGCATCGGCAACATCACACACATGCACATAGTCACGGACACATGTGCCATCTGGTGTATCATAGTTGTCACCATAAATTTCAAAGTTATTTAGATTTTGTAAGATGTTCGGTATAAGGTGTGTTTCTGGATCATGGCACTCACCCATTTCTCCGTCTAAGTCAGCACCAGCGAGGTTGAAATACCGAAATATTACGTGATTGATATTTGAATAACGAATGGCAGTCTCGGCCATGTGCTTTGAAATACCATACGGATGATTTTCAGCAGTCTTACCATTCTCTTTGATCGGAACACTACTTGGTGCATACAGGCCCGCCGTAGAAGAATATATAATATTTTTCACTTTGAACATTGCCATCACATTCAACAGGTTGCAGGTGCCGCCGGTGTTAACATCCATAAATTCGTTTGGATATTCCCACGATTGACCAACTTCTATTCTTGCTGCTAGGTGGAATACTGTATCTATCTTAACCCGAGAGAATAAATCCAACAGGGAACTTTTTCTACGAATATCACCTTCATAGAAAATATCCAAGTAATTGTGAGATGGTGGTTTACAATCATAACCAACGACATTGATGCCCTCACGTTTTAATTTTTTACATAGGTGCGAACCGAGATAACCCGATGCACCCGTGACTAATACTGTGGTCATATCAAGTAAAAATTAATGAGATGTTTGGACCAAGTTGTTCTTTGGTAACATTTTGTGTCCACGGAAAATTTGTGGGATGTTTTTCAGCAGTCACAGCATTACCTTTTTCGAAAAACTCATGTGTTACTGAATTTGGATTTCCATCCAATCTATAACACATGGTGTAATCATTCGAACAATCAAATTTTGGAAAGTGATTCTTTAACGCACTAAAAAACTGTCTATCGGCACCCCATTGGCCGTACCAAGCATGCCCAATCCTAACAGCAATGTCACGCCTAATAGCAAAGCTTGAGGTATCAATGTGGAATACTTCACTATTGAAATATACAGGCCATTTGCCAAGCGACTCACAGTCATCATTACATAAGTAGTTGCCATCTTTATCATAAATTTTCCTTAACGAATATGCCCAATCATTACCTTGTTTGATTTTATCAACAAGTTTTTCCACGTGATTTGGTTCGTACCAATTGTCTTCGTCTAGATAACAAATTACATCAGCATTAACCAAAAAAGAACAAGCTGAATAGACACGGTGTCCATACCAACCTTTACCAACATTTTCTTCAAGTACAATCTTTTTTACTTTGGTTGCACCTTCGATTTTGTCAATAACACTTAACTCACTCTGTTCACCATCAATAAAAACATAATGTGTTAAATCACTGTATGTTTGTTTATCAACGGAATCAACACACCTTACTAGATGTTCACTTCCGATTGTCGGTGTTACTATTGCTACTTTCATTATATAATCCTAGTCTGTCAGATTCAGCTTCGAGCTGATTCATCAATTTCTTTTTTAATTCTTCCTCTTTTTGCAAATCTCTAGCAAAGATTGCGTCCCATCTATTGTTGTATTCATCTTGTGCTACACTAAATGGTCTTGGTTTACTTCCTTTTCCACCGTCACTCATTTTTTCCTCTCTATGTCATCTTCTTCACAATATGTTCCGTATTGTATCTCAACAATCTTACATTCACTGGCATAAGGATTAGTTAATTTATGCCATTCTTCGATACCAATATCGATGGTTTGATTTAGACCAAGAATTTTTCCTGGCAACTTATAACCACTGTTCATTTCACTTTCAACCAGACACTGGCCTTTTGTAACGTGCCAATGTTCTTTGCGGAATCTATGTCGTTGCATACTCAATGATTTACCTGGTTCAACAACCAGTTCTTTCACTTTTGTACTAGCAGCTTCATATATTACACGATAATAACCCCAAGGTCTTTCAACCTTTGGTGCTTTCCATTCTTCTAAAATCCAGCTACTCGAATTCTTTTTGTCTTCACCACCGACACCAAACTTAAAAACAAGGTTGTCATCTTTAATATCCATTTCAGGAATATTATCAGCAGTTCTATCACCACCATTTGCAAAAATAATCTGATCCATTGGAAACATTTTCCTAACTTGGACGATTGCATCTTTGGCAGTACCATCATCATCATTAAATTTAATAACACGATGTACTTGGTATAAATTTTCAATAATCTCCGACCTTTCAGAGAAAGGCATAAATGCTCGACCCTTCTTGCGTTCGAGCCATGAATCACTATTCACACCAATAACCAAAAGACTACCAAGTGAACGTGCTGCTTTGATGTAGGCGATATGCCCCGAATGTAGTGGATCAAATCCACCAGTTATCAATACGACTTTCATTTTACAATGCTAAATGTGGGTATGCTTCTTTTAAGATTTTTACATCCAAAGATTTAACTTTGAATTTGCCAGAAATAATGTCTGCTAACAATTTTGCTTCTTCAACAAACAATGATTCTAACATGATTGCTAAAATTTGTTGTTGTTTTTTTACTGTAATGCCAGCAGCTCTCTTTGGATGACCAGCAATAAGATTATACAACCGATTAACTTCGGAATGTAAGTACATGTGGTTTAGACCTGCAGGTTCTTTTGACGGACGATACTCAGGTACCGTTGCATCAAATACAATATCAGGACTAAACGCATAAAACATCAACAACTGAAAAGACTTATCGCCATGTTTACGCAACGCAGCGATTTTCTCATCTTTTGTTTTTGCTTGTTCAAATTCGTGCAATATTTCATGCATCATTAGGTTAAAATTCATCAATCACTTCCAGTAAATTTTTTAAACGATTGGTAATCATATAGTTCATAAAAACTTGACGACTGTGGCCTTTCGTGTTTTCATAGGTATCTAGGATACTTCGTTTCAAGGTTTCAGGTATCAAGTTCAAATCAATCAACATTTCGTTACGTTTAAAATTACGCAACATCTCATCATTACAAAATTCTTCTGGTGCCTGATTCATCCAATTGATAATCTTGGCTTCAGTGATTGGTTTCTGACGAACACCATCAACAATACAACTATCGGAAGACAGAATGTTTGGAATGCCATCACCCTTATCACCACGAATAATCAACTGTTTAAGTTGAGCACCGGGTAATGGTTCTTTAATGTACTTTTTAAGGATAGGTGAATACTGTTCAACATTAGGATATTTTTGCAATTGAGCAAAGTCTTTATCTGATGACAAGATCATTACTTTTTCTGTTGCCGAATATTTTATTGCCAAGACAGCAATAACATCATCCGCTTCAGCAGTTTCCACATCAATTACTTTATAAGGAGAATATTGTTTCAATTCATCACGAATTTTATTCAAGCAATCAAAGATTGTATTCCAATCATGGCCAGAAGACTCTCTTGCCTTCTTACGGCTGGCCTTGTAGTGTTCGAAAATACCGCGGCGCCAGTAGTGTCTATTATCACAAGCAATAATTACTTCAGGTCCGTGTGTGTTCTTAAACTTTTTCACATAGGTGCGAATTGAATTTAGAATCATATGTCGAACTAGTGTTTCCTCAACTTTAGTTTTTGAGGATCCGATTTGTTCCATCAGATTCGAAATTGCAACTTGGTTAAAATCAAAAATTATCATAGTGTAGTAAGTATAACATGTTTTGTGTTATCAACAGGCAATCATTCACCATTGTGTTGTTTTATTGCGAAAACTAAACAGGCAATTGTCATTTGATTTTCTTTGCTCTTGGTTTACGATTTTTCAAACTTGCGTTCTTTATTTTTGTAGCATCATCAATTACAGAATTAATGTAGCTGATAATCTTCTTCAATTGCATACGTTTGAAATTTGAATATCCTTCTTTGAGCTGTTTATCATCGGTATCTAACACCTCTTCGAAATGCAATTTTTGCTTTTGATAAATTTTAATAATCTTGTTAGCATGCACACCTTTAATTTGATAGGTGTGCATTATGCCATAAGCAGAACCAACTTCTCTAAATTCGGAAAGAATGTAGTCATCCAATTGTCCTTCAAGTTCACCAACACACTCATGTACCTTTTCATTGATTCGGTCCTGAATATTTGGCGCAGCTGGTTCATCATCTTCAACTACAACTGGTTTTTCTTTTTTCGATTCTTCTTTGATTCTGGCAATTTGTTCATTAAACCATTCCACATCTTTGGCCGACAATTGGCCGCCATTCATAACGATTCTACAGACGAATCCAAATGTACTAGGTTCTTTTTTTAGTGTAGAATCAGCACTAACCTTCAACTTCTTTTTAAAATAGTCCGTGGCGTATTTTAACGCAGCCTTCTTGTCTCTGTTTTGTGTATACCAGTTTAAGGCCTGAGATAACTCAACTTTGGTTAGTTCTTTAGTAAATTTTGGTTCACCATAGTTCGGGTCACGGAATTTGTTATTGGTCATTTACAACTTCATCAAATGTTTTATTTAAAGCGTGCCTCATAACAAAAATACCATCATCAGTTTCGGGATAATTTCTCGATACTTCAAGAGCTGCATCTAACGCATCCGAATATTCAGTATAAGTTTTTTTATATCCGAAAATTTCTTTGATAGCATCAGCATTCAACCGATAATTCATCAATGAATCATCATATGAACCAAGCATGTCTTCATATCGCTTACTGTAAGCAACTCGAAAACCATCCTTCGACTCTAAAATGTAAATTCCACTCATATTTTTATTTTCATGTTAGCACTCTATTATATAGAGCACTTTTTTCAAATTAAATCATTATTGCCTAAATG